AATTGGAATAATAAAACTTACGAAACTAAAGAAGATGCGAACAATGCTGGTAATTCTTGGAGAAACGATTGTACTGTTGACCAAAACATTAGAAAAGGTAGATGGTTTGAAATTAAAGAAATTAAAGAAATTAAAACATATTACGCAAAATCAAATAAAGAGCATTATACATTTAGAGCATTAGATTTATCAGATGCAAGAAACTGGATTATAAATCATCTGGACACTTCGCAGGAGTGGACACTTGGAGAAGTGTTAAACCCTACAAGGCAACCCAGCGACATAAAAGAATATACAATATAAACCCCGATTAACAAAAAGGAATCTATATAAAAGATATATCGATGGCGGTGTATATGCGTGAGTCAAAGTTAGGTGTTAATCAACGGGGAAAATATTCATAAGCCTAACAAATATACATATTCTTTGGCATTTCGGAAAGACGAAAAAATATAACCCTTATAACATTAATTTGTTGTAGGGGTTTCGTACATTTGCATTATGACAGACGAGAAACTTATAGAAATAGCTAAAAATAATCAAACCATACTGGACAGTAAGGAAATTGATATTGATTTTGTAAACCTGACAAGGCAACTTATGCACTCAACTGCTGTTGATTACTTCAATTGGAAAAAGCGGACAGTTCTACTTAAAAGAATAAGCTGGAAATCCAATACAACTGATGAGGTTATGAATATAGTCGAAAGAGGTTTAGCTCAAATGAAGTACGACACCAAATCTGAAGTGGACATTAACCTATTGAAGTTTTTTAGATAGCCCCACCGAGTAAAAGGAATTAAACCCACCGAGTAAAAGGAATTATACCAAAACAAATCTAAATTCCTTATTTCTATTTAATCTGCATTTTAAAGAAGGATAAATTAAATTATTATAAACTGCCGCTTCTTTTATTGAATAATAAAAAATACCAGTATAAGTATCTAATATAATTTTAGATTTAGGATGGTCAGCTCCACTTGGAAGTAGTTTAGTCATTTTTATAGAATGATTTTTTTTCCATTCTTCACTTCTTTTAACTCCATACATTGGGTTTTTATCTCCAACTAAAAAAGATTTTCCTTTATTCCAAGGGGTTTTACCAGTCATTGTGTTTCCATAATTTTCTCTATACTTATTTAAATTATAAGCCATAGATTCTTTTTGAGAATCTGAAATTATTTTTCCTCGATGAGCATCCCCTATCTTCTTTTTTGTTTCTTCAGACATTGTAATATAAACATCGTCATATTTAGGCAAACTTAAATTTAAACCATTATTACCAATGACGTCAAATAATTTTCCATAATGAAATTCGTAATAATTTCTATCACTTTCATTACATTCATAAATAACTTCAAATTTATGATTTTCAAATCCGTATTTTATCAATGAATTATAAATCTTTACCTGAGCTTTTACTCTATATGTTTTATATCTATATATTCTATCTTTTAAATTAACAGTAGAACCAATATATATTTTGCCATTTGGACTTGTTATTTTATAAATATATACTTTTCTATTTTTCATTGAAGTAAGATTTCAATTTTTCTAAATAAAGGCAAAAATCCATGGCTTCTTCTTGTGCATGAGAAAGCCATTCTAAGGTACTTAAATCTTCTCGGTCAAGGGTAACACCATATTTAGCAATTCCTACCTCAGAACGCTCTTTAAATTGCTTAATAACGCTTTCTACAATACTATCTTTAATTACTTCTTCTCTATAAGGTTTTGCTTCAGTTCCAAAGTAAACCATTCCAGTATGACTTATCATATTATATATATATTAGTTGCTACAAAGATACTAAATTATATTTTAATATTATATATATTTATTATTATTATTATTTGTAGGAAATATATATATATAAATGGCTATTATTAAAAAAACTAAAAAAATATAGAAAATAGACCCCCCCCCTATTTCTTGATACACTTTTTAGGGGGGGGGTATAAAAACGCACTTTTTTTTTATAAAAAATGAAATATGGCACTTTTCAATACTTTTTTCCTACAAAACAGCGTTTGCAAGGCAAATGGTGCAGGATTTATGTTAAAGTTTTCTAAAAGAGTATTGTGGATTTATATAACTAATGTAGATTTGTACTCGAAGTCAAGGAAACAAATTTGTGGCAGACTTTAAATATATTCTTATGGAAGAAAAAATTTATACAGAAAAAGATTTAAGAACTGCATTTTTTGGTGGTATTAAAGTTACAGAAGAAGGTAATTATCCAAATATTGATGAATGTTTTAAAGAAGAATTTGATGAGTATTTAGAAGAGTTTAAAAACGAAAAAAATCCTTTAATAGGGGAAATTAAAACGATTAATAATGAAATTAATAGAATAGAAAAATCACAAATTCTTGACGATGAATTTTCAGTTGCATCAGAACTAGAACTTATTAAATTAAAAAAATTACTAACTAATAAAATAAATAAATTATAATGAACACAGCACTTGAAAAATTATTAGAATATGTAGCAGATACATATCAAGACGAACAACTGGACATTTACATTGAGGAAATCAACGGTATTTGCGGAACAATTGAGAGAATACATAATCGTATTAATAAAATAGAAGAAGAAAGAAGTATATTCGATACTTTGAATCCAGATTTACAATTAGAACTTATTAGATTAAAAAATAAATTAACAGAAACTATAACAATACTATAATGGAAGAAATAATCCTACAACAAATGGAATCTTTAGAAAACACATTAAAATTCCAAGCAAGAAAAATTCATATATTTGAAAGTCATTTAAAAGAATTGGCTAAAATTGAAGCAAATTTTATTACCTTTGGCTCGTTATCAGATGAGCAACAGTTAGATAAACAAATAATCCTATCACAATACTTATAATGAAAGAGATAAAAAGATTTGACAAATGGATGAGAAAAGTAGTACAATCCATTCACTACCACGATAACGAGAAAATGTGTAACGCTTACGAAAGAATTAAGAAATGAAAGAAAATTGGACAGTAGAAGAAGGTACTTTATCTAAAATGGGTATTCCTGATGAAATAATAGTAAATAATTATTTTTCTACAAATAGAGTTATAGAGTTCTGTTGGTTTGGAACAGCAACAAAAGAAACATTAGGAGAACATTCAATAGGTAAATGGATAATTAAAACAAAAAAAAATGAGCAATAGACATCAAGCAATCGAACAATTAGAAACAATTAATAACTTACCGTACGAGGCAACCTATCAAGGCAATCAAAATCCTCAAAGAAGTTCAGAATGGTTTAAAGAACGATGGGGGAAATTTACTGCAAGTTCTATACATAAACTGTTAGGTATACGTGGACTAGGAGAAACTGGAAAGACTTATGCGATAGAAAGAGCAATTGAAGAATTGTATGGTCAAGTCGAAGATAGTTACAGCGGAGCTGATATAGAGCGTGGAAAAAATTTAGAGCCATTAGCATTTGCTAAATTCCAAGAGATGCACCCAGAAGCAACTGAATCGTTTATGTTTCCTTATGGACAACACGCTGGAGCATCTCCTGATGGAGTTGTAGGTTCTGATGCGATACTGGAAATCAAGTGTCCAAGAGCAACAAAATTCTTTAAGATTGTGGCTGATGAGAATATCGATAAGGAATACTATGCTCAGATGCAAATGCAAATGTTATGTAGCAATTCTGATAAGGCATATTTCTTCAACTATTGCATCATTGATGGGGAGGAATTTCACCACACAATCGAGGTAAAAAGAGATGAGGAAATGATTGCTCTTATTAAAGAAAGACTGGAAGAAGCTATTACAATTAAAGAAGCGTATATTGAGAAGATAAACAGTAAATTGCAGAAATAATGAAAATAGAAACAATAATAGAGATATTTGCTTGGGCAGTATCAATAGTAATATTTTATTCAATATGGCGAATTATATCAGCTTAATAGATTTAGCAAATCAACTTAATTTAAGCAAAAACACAATAGTTGAAAGATTTAAGAAATTGGACATCGAACCATTAAACCTAAATCATAAACTGTATTATTTAAAATCAAATGTTGATTTGCTACGTATTATGAAGAATCCACGCAATTTTATAACTCCTAATGAGAGATTTGCTATTGTAGAGTACTTTCTTACCCACCGTAATAATACAGCACTGGATTTGCAAAAAGTATTCTTCATACCGCAACGTAGAATA